TCCTTGTTGCATACCACCTACACCTAATAGTCTGTTTATATCCATACCTTGCATGTTTTGTAAACCTTGACCTAAATTAGCATATTGTGCACCACCAGCTAAGCCTAACTGACCTGCTTGACTACCCACGTTGGTCATATCTCTTGCAGCACCACCGTATATATTAGCTAAATTACCAGATAAAGTTCCTAATCCACCTGCTGTAGTACCGATAGTACCTGCTAAATTCTGACCCAACCCTGCTTGTTGAACACCTGTTTGACCAAGTCTTGCACCTATGTCAGATTGTTGAGAACCTAAACTAGCTAATAACCCAGCTTGTTGTAACTGCCTATTTTGAGCGTTATTGAAACCAGCTGATCGTATGTCACCTATTTGTTTTGCTGCACCTCTTGCTGCAGATTCTGTTAATTCTTCATTGAGTAACCGACCTCGTGAACCTCCAAAAGCTCCCGATGCAACTGCTGATGCATTTTGTGCATTTAAACCCCCAGCTAACCCTTCTCGAACATCTGTCATAGTTTGGTCTACTACTTGCTGCTCAAAAGGGTTGTAAAAAGATGAAACATTGCTTGGATCAACCACAGAACTAGCTTGGTTTAACCTATTTAAAGCACCCGCTTGTGTTCCTAAACCTGCTAATAAAGATCCTTGACCCAAATTTGTCGCAGAACCTGCTACACCAGGAGCACTTCTTAATAAATTAGAAGCTTCTGTAGTCCCCGACTGTCCAGTATTTACTGCGTTCTGTAGATAATTACTTGATTGGTTAAAAGCAGCATTTGAGTTGTTTAAACCTTGTTGAGTATATTGACCAGCTTGGTCCATATAGGGGCTGTAAGAACCTACCCCTTCATTAGTTAGATTAAAAGCATTTTGTTGCGTGGGGCTAAACCCTGCTATCCTATTGCCTCTATATGTATATGGATTAGCACCTTCGACTCCAAAACCTGATACTCTATTGACAAGTTCTTGGTTTAATAGTGGCATAATTCCAGGAACGTTTTGTCCTGGCACACCAGCAAAAAACTGTGCTAAATAATTCGGTGGTAGTTGTTCTAATCTATTATACGAATCTGCCATTATGCTCTTCCTAACCCCATATTTTCTGCTTTGTTTTCATTTTCAGACATCATTTTGTATAAATTTTCTATACCTTTGTCATGATCTCCGTCTCCTAAACCTTTTACGGCTTGTTTAGTCATTACAAACTCACCGTCTGCAAGTATAGCATTAACCGTGTCTTTATCTCCAGAACCATTAGGGTCTTCAATATCTCCACCTGTGTTCCTCAAATCTAATTCACCACCCATATTAAAATTAGCCCTAGCAAACTCTGGGAACATTAATTTATTATAGTCTTCTGTACCTAGTGTCCTTTCTAAATATTCTGCTGTTGCTGGATCAAGGTTGTTTGTTCCCCTGAGCTTATTGCTTGGCATACCTGAGTAACCTCCACTGCCACCGATATTTGTGCCCTTAATAGCATAATCTGGTGTAATCGCTGGTGTTAATGGTCTTTGTAAATAACCGTCTAGCTCACCAGATGGTCCAGGCATGGTGCCTGGTTCTTCTGGTTCTCCATCTAAAATACCACTTCCAAATAATGGTAAACCTACTGCACCCATTTTTTGAAGAGTAGTTAAACCTTCGAAAGATTTGCCGATTCCTGGACCAACACCCCTTAGGCTGGCACCTGCGTCTTGGAAAAAACCACCTATGCCACCACTGCCTGCTACTCCTGGACCTATATTAGCAGGGTTAAGCAGAAACGTACTTTGAGTAGCACCGACCGCCCCGCCAGTTCCTGGAGCAACAGCGGTTGTGCCGAATGGGTTTAAACTTGCTAGACCTTGACCACCTTGTACTCCTAATCCTGTAGCTATACTACCTCCGACATACCCCATAGCAGCACCTTTAGCAGCACCTTCAAGTGTGCCGTGTTGAACTGCTCCACCTATTCCACCACCGATAGCTGCACCCATAGCAGCACCACCTGCTGGTCCGCCCACAGCAAAACCGATTGCTGTTCCTATAATTACTGCTGATTTTTTAATAGACTTCCCTACTTTTTTAAAAAAACCAAACTCAGGGACGCCAGTGATTGGGTTAAGTGAGTTCTCGAAATGACCTACGCTGTATTGGTTAGGGTTTAAATCGTGACGCTCAAAAGCGTCGAATAGTTGTCTTTTTAAAACTGGGTCATTAGCTATAGGTCTTGGTAAGACCATCTCACCTGTACTCAAGTGTCCAATTAATGTGTCACCGTAACGACCATGTATAGCTATACTTTCTAAACCTCGAGGATTCATATACTTATAATACTCCTATAATGAATAATACCTTTTTTAAGATCATAATACTATCCTTGTATTGCCGTTAGTTTTAACTGTGACAGAACCTACATCTCCTAAAGCTTTTACTCCATGTTCTTCTACAGGGTCTGTTATAGTTACCCAGTAGTCCCCAGTGTAAACTTCTAAAGATTGATTATTCGTGTTCCAGACAATACTGCCTTGATTAAATTTAGCTTGATTCTTATCTCTATCGTTTATTTGCCTCGTATTATCTGGGTCAAACTCCCCTAGATTTATTTCTAGTAACCTAATTAACCTATTATAAGTGTCTGAACTTACTGGTTCTTCGTAGGATAACGGTAGGGTTGAAACTAATAATCTACTCATCGTCTTCCGTCTGGTTTCACATCGAGACGAGTAGCCCCCAACCTCCATCCTGTGTTAGTGTTTTGAGAAACAGCGTCATCATCAGATTCTAACCTAAGTACCATCTGTCTTGCTCTTGCTCTTACATGAGACTGTTGTGTTGTACTTGTAATTATACTCGTACTATTAGTGGTAAGTGAATCTCCTGGAAAGTTTCGAGTTTTTAAAACTACGTTTACTTGTCCTTCAACACTGTTTTCTAAAAATTTTAAATCAGGTATAACTCTATTTACAAAAGCAAACTGTTCACCATCTCCAATATCAAAATCTGAACTTTCAATAAAAACATTAGTCATAGGGCTACCATCATCATCGAAACCTATTTCATGTTGGTATAGGTAGTTATCTTTTGTAGCGACAGGATATGCTTCTACACCTGTGTCTAACCAAGATGTTCTTTCTAACTGCCCATAAAACCATAAATTTTCTGCATAATTATAGACTGCATATCGATCAACCTCTTGACTAGAAGCAGAACAATAAAACCAACCTACTTCATCAAACTGTGTGTTTGTAAAACCAAAAACTTTAAAAGCCTGACCTGAATTAAAATCATCAAATACGTAACTTAACACAGAGCAAGGTATTTTTTTCACCGCTCCCGAATAAACATAAAAATTATCATAACCCATCCAAAAAACTCCAGTAGGAGCAGTAATGGCTGCTTTAGGAGCAATTAACCCAGTGTTTTCATTTATTAAATTTATGCCGAAAGTAAAAGGTGGTCCAATAAATTGCATACTGTATAAAGCTGTATCCGTCCAAACTAAAATTTCTTGTCTGGCTTTTACGCCTCCAATAATTTGACTACCTGAAGATAGTCTTAGACTACCTGCTGTGTTTGTGCTTAGTGGTTCAAACTCCAATTCATTTTCTTGATCACTAAACGCTATAAGCATAGGATCAATAGAACCAGTTCTAGAAGACCCAGATATTGGATCTGTCCCCAAAACTATTAGATGTCTATCTTTTTCTGAAGTAAGAACCTGTAACCCAACTGTCGGTACTAGATTAGCACCAGATATTGTTGATAGCTCAACCGCAGGTGTTGATGTTCCATTATTTTCTACCCACCTGTAGATACCTCCAGCCCTAGAGTTAATAATTAAATTTTCCCCATAATTATCATGCGACCACAAACGTAGCTGGTTTGTACTGGTTAGTGGACTTGCGCTCCCCCAAGTGCTTTGCCCCCAAAGACCAGCTCCCCAACCCGTAGAAGCTACGTAAACATCTAAACCTACATTTATTTCATAGGAACCATCCACACCAGATCCTCCGTTACCTGTATCACTACTGTTTGCTGTTATTGTTGAACTTGAAGTATCTTTAGCTGTTATAGTGTAGGTGTTACTTGTAAGGATCGAAACTATTTGATATTCTTGGTTAAGAACTGCAGCAGTTATATTACCACCTAAAGAAGAAGCTCCTTCTAATGTTACAAAGTCATTCGCAACAGCACCGTGATTTGAGTCTGTTACCGTTAATAAACTAGAACCATCAGTTGCAGAAAAAGTAATTGAATTAGTGCTGGTCTTTCTTATAGGTGTAATGTCTGCATATGTTGTTCCTTCTAAAATGTAGTATTTTAAATGAGTCCCTAAACCCAAGTATTTAGAACCTTCTAAAGAAACCCAATTTTTTAAAGCTCTTGCTGTGCCTAAATAGGTATCACTATTGATTTTTTCCCAACCACCTATTTTTTGAGGTCTACCGTTTTTAAATCTAACTAAGTTAACATCAAACCAACCACCTTCATTATCGTAGTCTGTTCCTTCTCTATTTATTCCAGGTTTAAATACAAACTTTGTTAAAGGCATTTAAACATTCTCCCATTGTTTTTCTTCAAACAATAGTGCTTCTGCTTCTCTGCGTCTAATTAAACCTTCTAAAACTTCCCCTTGACTTTTATTCCAGCGTTTCATTTGGCTAGGTACTGAATCGTAATCACCTTCATTTAAAACTTTAAGTAAGGTAGATTTTTTTAAGTTAGTCGGTCCTAAGTTATAAGTCCAACACACTAAAGAATCAAATTGATTTTGAGTTAGATCAACTTTTATTAAATTTTTCACGTAGTCTTCATACTCAGTTAACTCTTCTTCGAGCCATTCTTCTGCTTCACTGTAGGTACAGGTATCATTTTCTTTAACACCTTTAGTTCTGCCGTAAGCAATAGTTAGCACACCTGCTGGACAAAGATAAGCTTCTAATTCACACCCTTCAAATTTTTTTATCAAAGCTATTCCTTCTTTTGAGATGTGCATATTATTTCTCCGACGTATTAGTAGTGACTTTTTTATAATAGACCACAACTTCTTTAAGTTCATTTATATACCTTTTAAGTTCTTGCATGTTATATGCCATTAATTCGTAATCAGGTACAGACATTGCTAAAAACACTACTTGACCTTGGTCTTTCTCCACCCTTTTTAAAAACTCATCTATATTTTTATTAGAAACAACATACCAATACGGATCTTTTAAATCTATGCTCCTAGGCATAATCGGTTGAGCTATATTACGCTCTAAAGGTTTACTTACAATATCTATTTTCTTAGGAATCAGGCTGCAGCTGCAGACCATCATCAAGACTATCGATATTATTACTGTCTTTTTCAATGCTATCAAATACATTTTTTGTACCTTTGTTAATTCTAGTTTCTATTAATCCAGGTTTTGCAGCTGCAAGTTTGGTTAAATTGTGTCTCTTAAATATGTCTAAATATCTACTCATTTCTTTTTGAATCTCTTGATTCTTTTCCTGTATAGAAATTAACCCTTCTGTTTGTAGGGTAAAATCTTTTTGTAATGAATCTATAGCTTGTTTTTGTTCTTTGTCTCGTAGTTCAAAAGCTTGATTTAACTTAGATAAATTAGCATTTTGTACCCACAAAAAACTGCAGAGCATTCCTAAAACAGCTATGACCCCTATA